CTCTAGCACCTATCTCCGCAGGAGTTCCCACTTCGTCATATCTTTGATCTTGAATCTTACCTGTTTCTGTTTCGATTCTTCCCATGCTCTCAGCTAAATCCTTATAACTTTTTTCAGGTATTATTGTTTGAAACTGCTGAGGTTTTGTCTGAGCAGGCATTATTACAGTCGGTGCTGATGGTTTAGAGCCACCCATTTTACTTTTTAAAAATACATTCTATGTTAATTCTATCTTCAACATACTCGTATAAATTAACGCTTCCTATATATCCAAGGGGAATAAGTATTGCAAGTAAAAGCAACTCAGCATAAGTAATTGGGCGACGCATGATAAAAAATATCTCTTCTTCATTGATATTAGCTAAGATTGGGAAGATTTTCAAAAGTGAGCTATGTTTTAAAAAGATACATGTAATATGATCCTCAAATGCCAGTAGAAATAACAGAGGATTGGTTAGATATTCTAGATACTACTAATTATGCTCCTCTAAAAGACCCTGACAATACATATCAAAGTTATCGGTTTAAAAATTTAGACATTTCTTCAGTAACAACAAAAAATTTTAGAAAAAAGTTATGCTCTTCTTTAATAGAGCAAGTAGAAATATTTATACCACCATCAGGCAGTTTTTCAAATGCAGATTTAAGAAGATATTTAGATCTAATTTCAGGTTATGAAACTAGTACAACCGATTTAGTATTAGGTCTATCACTAGCAGATCAGATAAGAATTACTTTTAGTGATATGAAAACAAGCACCATATGCGATAGGTATCCTGAAATTAATCTTGCAGAAAAAAGAAGATATAGATGTGTCGCTGAATATTTAATCAGACAGGGTGAATTAGCTAAATTACGTGATGAAAATGGTAAATTAATTAAAAAAATTGGAAATATGCAAAAAGCAGTGGTTTTATATAGACCTTTACCAAAACTATTAGAGACACTAAGAAAATCAGGTTTAGCTAAATTCGTAAAAATTGACAAAAAATTAAAAGATAGTAAGAATGTAGAAGAGGTAAAAACTAAATGACAAATAGAAGAATTAAACTTTTAAACAAATTAATTGGAAAAACTACAGGAGAAGATGAAGCTAAGCTTTATAAACTGACAATAGAAAGAATTTGTATAGATATGTGTGATTACTATTACAAGTTTTATCATAATGATGGTCCTGGAGCGATGGTTTATGTACCTGATCATGAGGATGAAAAAAAGTCAATGTTCTATCTGACTGTAGATAACCTCATTAGTGCTGTTGATGATCTTAATAAGAATGATATGGAAGGTGCAGCAGACGTTATGAAACAAGCAATTGTGAGAGCAGAAAAACTTGATCCTGACAAAGAGGCATTGTTTATTATTCAGGATGCAAAGGAGATGTCACTAGTACACTACAAAATTGATAGCAAAGGTGCAAGTTTCAAAATGATGTGAACAATAAGCCTTATCTATCTAAACAGATAAATGATTTAACTGATGATTGGCTTACTCCATGTGATTATCTACCTTACATAGACGCATTATTAGGTGATATTGATCTAGATCCATGTTCAACCTATAGTGCAAATCTAGAATTTTTACGAGCTAAAAAAATATATACCCCTAAAGAAGATGGACTAAATATAGATGACCCTTGGACTGGTACTGTTTACTTGTTTCCTCCAACAGTTGGAAGATGCTCGTTTTCACAAGAAAGAGGCACTTGGAGGTGGAGTGTAAAAGCTGGAGTAGGAGCAAAAGCACCAAGCGTCATATGGTTTAGAAGATTAGTAAGAGAATGGAAATTAAGAAATATCAAAGAAGCATTATTTTTTTCTACCTATCCTGAAATGCTTCGAATATGCCCTGAAATGTGGGACTATCCTGTCTGTTTTCCAACGGATAGGTCTAATCTTATACATGGCAAAGGAATGTACGTAATATCTCCTCCTGTTCACTGGGGATATTTTATATACTTACCTGAAATAGGTTTTGGATTTAATCAGACAGATAGATTTGAAAATATATTTTCTAATATTGGTAAAGTAATTTGTTAATTATCTCTCGGAAACTCTTGATCTTTTAATGTAGCTGGTCTTGGAAATCCATTTTCATTTAAGTTTCTTACAAATGATTTAAGAAAAGTTTTTCTACTATCGTCATCTCTTCCTGGCCTTACACCACGACGATCTTTACTAATATCCGTTTGAGGATTTAGTGACTTATAAAACCTATAACGATTGTCAACGTCGTAACTACTAGTAAACTTACTCATAGAGACATTCTACGAGGAATTAACATGACTATGTCTGAATCAGAAACTAAAATTAGCGGAGTTTGTGATGATATAAAAGAACTATTGATACATAAAAATAGAAAATATGGAAATTCTGCTTTAAAACCTTGTAGAGTTTTTAGTAAATCATCACCAGTAGAGCAGTTATTAGTAAGAATTGATGATAAATTAAACAGAATAATGCAAGGTGCTGGACTTCTTGCAGAAGATGAAGATGTTATAAATGATTTGATTGGATATTTAGTATTGCTTAAAATAGGAATGCATGAGGAAAAAATGAAAAATTTATCACAAGTTTTTCATGAAGGATTTAAACATGTGAGTATTCCTCCTGCACATTTAAAAAATATTCCACAGGAGGATGACGATGGAGTATAAAGATTTAATCGAAAACTATACCCCTGAAATGGAGTTGATTGACGCTTTGGATTATCTTAGAGATCAACCTTGGCTCGCTTCGGAGATCCTAGACCACTTGGCTTCTCGTTCCAGTAACGAAAAAACCGACGTAAAATTTCCCCAGATGGATCAAATTCTTTAAATTTTTTCTCTAAATACTCAATTCCTTTTATTTGATTAGAAGATCCATTATAAGTTTCTACTAAATTTAATAAACAAGCTTCAGTGTGACACTCATGACGGTAAAAGGTTGGTATTTCTTTATCTGCAGCAAAATACATATCTAGTTCGGCACGTCTTCTAGCAACCATAAGATCACCTCCACTCATCCAATACGTATTAATAAATGGGCTCCATTCTTTTATAATCTTAGTTTTTGAAGAGTAACTATTTATTAGATCTAGTAATTTACAGTTTTTAAAAGATTGAATTCCAATACTGTGAGCAAAACTTAAAAGAGCTGCTTTTCTGTTTATATTTAAATTGACAAAGACATAATCTTTTAATTTTTCTGAAAATTCTTTTAAATCTAAAAAAAATTGTTTATCTATGTCTTTTTGTGTAGCTTTATCTTTAGCTGTAAGGGCATGACCATTGAGTTCTATACTTCCATATCCAATCTTCCAAGACTTTTCTCCGAAGTCTTTATAAGACGCATATTGTCCTAATCCAAGAGAAGTTCTCGCAATAGTATAAGATTTTGTTAATTTGTAACCTTTTTCTGAAAAGAAAGAATACTTAGGGGACTTCAACAGTGCCGTTGTAACTTACTTCAGAATAACCATCATATGTGAGTAAAACAACATAATCTTTACCAGCATTAGTAACTGCAATACCTACTGCTCCTTTTCCCCTACCTGCCTTTTCTATATCAAAAAATCTTTGGTACCCAGCAGGAGAACTACTACCATCAAATGCATCCTTTTGAAATATTTGAACATTTCGAATACCTGATGTCTTTTCAAGATTTACAATGATGTTACCTGTTCCACCTGGGTTTACTTCAAATCCTCTTACATCATCACTTTTATCGCCTGTGGTTGATCCACCTACGTATGTAATTTCTGATCCTGAATCAACACTAAATGTGTCAAGGGTTCCGTTAATTCTTCTTGTAGCCATTGTTTTTTAAGAAATTTGACCTTCAGTAGAGAACTGAAATTGGATGTCTGCATCTATTCCGTGATCTTTCATAATGCCATAAAACATTTGCCGATCTAGTGCTTTCTGATGTAAAAGCTCAATAAATGCTTCTTCTAACTCTACTCGGTCTAAAGTTTGGATTGCGATTGCAGCAGCATGAATTGCAAATTCCTGATCTACTGGGAGGTTGACATCCATATAATTTAAAACCTTTATACATATATTACCAACAGTGAATTAAGGAGCAACACTATACAGTGTTTAGGATCTAGTATCTACAGTGAAGTTTGGAATATCAGGAATATCGTCATCAATACCACTTTTCTTCAGATCTCTCGATCTTATAAACTCTTCCAAATGTTTCTTGGGATCTGTAGCTAGGGTCATGGATTCTTACGTTTCTCTTTAATAGCATAGAACTTACTCCATAACTGCTTCCAAAAAGTATCATGAAACTAACAGCTATAGTAGTCATTTGAAATTCCTATGTTTCACTGTATTCTAAGACTAGTAAAACTTAAAAATGAAAATAGAGGATCTAATAAGGTATTTTACAGAAGCTTCAATTAGTGGGGCAAGTAAAACTCAAGTAGTTAGAGAATTTAAAAAAAATTACAATTTAAATAATGATCAAATAAAAAAATTACAAATCTTAGCTTCTTTTAAAAATAAACCAAAAAAAATAAATTATAAAGATTTTTACAAAAATAATATAACAAAAAAAGCTCAGAGAATTTATTATCCATTTACTCAACTGTATAAACAAGAAAATTTCTTATCTAATGATGAGTGTAATAAATTAATTTTAATGATATCAAGAACTCTTAGACCTTCAACTGTTGCAGACAAAGATGATACATGCCTAGTAAATGATTATCGTACAAGTAAAACTTCAGACTTAAATTACTTTACTGATCCATTTTATTTAAGTATTGATCAAAAAATATCAAAATTAATGAATTTAGAGCCATTTCTTGGAGAAACAATGCAGGCTCAAAAATATGAAGTTGGTGAATACTATAAAGAACATTACGATTTTTTCTCACCTTTTAATCACGAATATAAAACTTATTGTGAATGGATGGGACAGAGAACTTGGACAACTATGATTTATTTAAATGATGTTGAAGAAGGAGGAGAAACATATTTTAAGTATCTAAATTTAAAAATTAAACCAAAAAAAGGCTTATTAATAGGATGGAATAACTTATATATTAATGGTTTTCCGAATTACAAAACCATGCATGAAGCCTTGCCACCATTGAAAGGTGATAAATATATTATTACTAAGTGGTGGAGAAGTTGGAGTCTTATCTAATTACCACTTAACTTTATGTGACCAGTACCTAGCTGAGAACTTATCAGGATTTGGATCTTGTGCATTATGTCTTGCATAATATGATTTCTTTCTAGCTTTATCTTTTTCAGATTTTGGGTTTTTACCAGCTCCTTTAACACCTTGTTGACCAAATCTAATTATTTTTTCTTTACCATCTTTACATGCTTTAACAACATGAGACTTTGTTTTATGACTTGGAGTCTTCTTTGGCTTATTACATTTCAAATGATCTTTTGAAAGTTGTTTAGCTTTTGCCCTCTTTGACATCAGTGTTCTCTTTATCATTAGTCATATATGTCATTGTAGCTCTAAGATGCCATTGATTTTTCTTATGAACTCTACCTCTCTCAACAGCCAAATCTTGTGTTAGATCATCTCCAATCATGCCAGCATATTTAGCTAATTCCTCAAATGCTCCTGCAAGTATGTCGTGGGCTACGCTTATATCTAAAATAAGTTTATCTTGATCAAAAGGATCAAATTTTTCTATATCTTTAATTCTTGATGATAATAAATCTGCAACACTGGTTGGTGTCATTACGTTTATAGATCTTATGTGTTCAGCCATATTATCTATACCTTCAGTCATTTCAGTCTGAATATCTCCTGTAAGAAGATGAATTTGATAAAATTTTGAACCTAGAAGTCCCCAATGTATTAGTTGAGTTTGATGTAAAACCATTACAGAGTCTCGAAGACACTGGACTAGATGCTCATTTACTAATGCAGCATCTTTTGGATTTATATTATTCATTAAAGAATTTTTATAGTACCTTTCTGTACCTTAGCTCGAATACTTTGATCTTCGCTACCCTCAGTTCTAGCAAGAGCATCTGGCATACGTGCCCTTTGTAATTCAGGCATATATTCCATAATTTTCTGACTTTTATCTTTTAAAAACGCTTTGGCTTTAGCTTGAGATCCATCCGATGTAGAAATCATTTGTTATGTACGGAGTAGCTTTATCTGAAGATACAAGCTTAATAGGAGCACTATTATCTTCTATCCAATGCTTTATTTTACCAAGTCTTTCCTCTGAATAACAAGAATTTGATGAATTATACCAATCCTCTAGTAATACAGATCCTTTTGACCTATTACATTTAGAACATGAACAAACCATATTTGATTTAACATTATGTCCACCTTTAAACTTCGGCACTATGTGATCAATAGTTGCAGACTTCGTATCTAAATCTTTATCACAATACGCACACTTCCATTCCCATGACTCAAATATTGACTGTCTAAATTTTCGTCGAGCATTGCGAGGAGATAGTTCAATTAGGTTGACTAGTAAATCTTGCTCGCAATTAATCATATATTATGCAGCTTTGAGAAAACTCTATGCTGCATAAACTTGCACAAATGTATCTTTTATTCCATTAATGGAACTAAATCTATCTCTTCTTCTATCTCACAGTCTGATTCTTCTAACAATCTTAATAAATAATAATGAATTTTCTCAGTCACCCACTTTAAATCTTCATCTTTCACATCATTAAATATTGCATTTAAGTATAAATCACGGGACGGGGTTCGAATATGATCGGCTAACAATCTAAGAGCTTTATATCTTTCTTGATTCATCTCCGACAACATATCATGTGACCTCAGCAATATCAATCTTTGGCTCTTCTTCTGGAGGATGTTCCACTTCTTTTTTAAGGAACTGAACTATTTCAATGGCTCCTAAAACTTTTAAGTAGGATTCTTTTGTCTGACTTAAATCTAAATCTTTTAACCTAATATCATTAGCCATACTGGTCTGTTGTTCCGCTAATTGTTTTAACGTATCTTCTAATTTTTCTAAGGAAACTTTGCAAGACATAATTAATATTCTATTAATTTGAGTATAGCTTCCTAAATTCTATCTAGCTACTAACAATCATTATAATTTTTAGCTATATCCCCACCTATTTCTGATCCTTTATCTTGAGCAAACATTGTAACGAGTCCAGCTGCTAACCATCCCACAATTGGTATGTTACTAACCACAGGTGCTGCTTTTACCCCTACAGAGGCTCCTACAACCCTTCCAGTTGCATTTCCGCTTCCTTCTACCTTTATGCAGGCTATGTCTTTATCAGTCATCACAGAGCCATTTGGCTGACTAGGAGATGATTCCCCATTCATCGTATAAGTTTCTCTCAAATTTAATTTAGATTTTTTATTAAATAAGCCTTTTTCATCATCGACAAGTTTAGTTCTTGCAAGAATTTTTGGATCATTAGCTCTGTAACTAATACTATATCCATTTTCTTTAGCTACAACTCTGTAACTTGTATAAGGACCTACTGGTAAATTTAAATTCGGATAAGGATTTCTAAACTTTTGAGAAACTAAAGTATTCATCATAGAGACATTAGAAAGACCTAAGATGGATACTAAAGCTATTACTCCCCAATTTCTTCTTTGTTTGTAGTACATGTCACTTGTTAGTATTTTCAGTAATAATTTTTATTGGAGCCTGTTCTATACGTAATATTTGAGTATGAACTGCATTGGATTTACTGGCAATATCTTTAGATTTTTCACCTTTTTTTCGTGATGCTTCAATACCGAATGTTGAAATCGCTCCAGTCAAAATCGAAGCTGGAAATGTAATATCCTTGGGCTCATTACTATATCCTGGAATAGATATGTAGTTAAGGCTGACGATAAATCCGCTCCAGGCGATTACGACAAGCCTTACTATGACTGAGATAAATGCTAATTGTTCATCTTTGTCATCTATGTTTTCTTTAATCTTTTCAAAAACATTTTTCTTCTGCTGTGATTTA